GGCAGAAGAAGCTTTACTAGGTGTGAGCATGACAGGCATTATGGATCATCCTATATTGTCAGGGCAAATGACTTCAGGCACATGGTTTGATCACCCTAACCAGCCGATACTACCTGAGATACTAGAGCGCCTTAAAGCTGTTGCTGTAGAAACTAACAAGAAGTGGGCAGCAGAGCTAGGCTTGAACCAATCAACAGCCATTACAGCAGTTAAGCCATCAGGCACAGTCAGTCAGTTAGTGGACAGCGCCTCCGGTATACACGCTAGGTTCTCTGACCAGTACATCAGGCGAGTACGCTCCGATGGGAAAGACCCTATCTCAGCGTTCCTCAAAGACGCTGGAGTGCCTTGGGAAAGAGACGTAATGAATGAGGAGAACTACGTCTTCTCGTTCCCAGTGAAAGCGCCAGAAGGCTCTACAAGCGTTGATGAGTTGAATGTACAACAGCAGTTGGATCTGTGGGAAATCTATCAGAACCATTGGTGTGAGCATAAGCCGAGCGTGACTATTTATTACTCAGACTCAGAGTTCCTTGCAGCAGGTCAATGGTTATGGGATAGACTGGACAGTTGCTCAGGTATCAGCTTCTTGCCTAGAACTGACCACGTATACCAACAAGCTCCTTATGAGGCTATAGATCAAGAAACATACAAGAAGCTCAAGTTGGATATGCCATCAGAGATTGATTGGGATAGGCTGGGTGAGTTTGAGAAAGAAGACACCACGACAGGAACACAGGAGTTAGCTTGTGTAGCCGGTCAGTGTGAAATCTAAGGCTAAAGCGATAGTGGTATTGGAGGTGGTAACCTGCCTCCATATCATCGCTAATGTCTGGTTACACTTCCCTAATAACTTATTGTTTTAATTGATGCTTTTCTAAACTTCCCCTTAAGAGAAATGATTATGAATAGATTACCTATTATAACTAAAGAATTAGTAGAGCATTTTGAAAGATTATTCCCAGACAAGCTTCCTACAAAGAGAGGGACTACTGAAAATCAGATTGCTTACCTTCAAGGCCAACAATCCGTCATTAACCGTATAAGGTTTTTATACGAGGATGACCAACCAGATGAGATGTAACTATGTGTTTACCAAGTACCCCTAAAGTCGTGACCCCTAAACCAGCACCCCCACCCCCAGAGAAACCACCAGAAATGTTAGAAGATGCTGTTGACTCAACTGCCTCACAACTCAGGAAGAAGAAGAAAGGCGCTAAAGGTCAGCTAGGCCGTGGTAGTTCTGGTGTACAGGTGGCCTCCTCAACTAGCGGTTCAGGCTTAAAAATTAATAAAACAGCTTAAGGATTAACCTATGAATTACGATCAAGGCATAGCCAAAGCCTACGAAAACATGGCAGCGGATCGTGATGCGTTTCTAACACGAGCAAGAGGTTGCGCTGAGTTAACCATACCTACACTAATGCCTCCTGAAGGTCATACGGGATCTAGTCAATATAGCACCCCTTACCAATCAGTAGGAGCACGAGGTGTAAACAACTTAGCATCTAAACTATTAATGACATTACTTCCTGCTAACAGCCCCTTCTTTCGATTAACGATAGATGATTTCGACTTAGTAGAGTTAGGTGGTGATGCACGAGGCAAAGCAGAAGAAGCTTTAGCTCGTATAGAAAGAAGTGCACAACAATCAATAGAAGCAAAAGCTATTCGTGTCCCAACATTCGAGGCTCTTAAACAGCTTATAGTTTCTGGCAATGCTCTTGTTCACATGCCCCCTAAAGGTGGTATGAAAGTATTTAGGCTAGACCGCTTTGTCGTCAAACGTGATACTATGGGCAACTTGCTCAAGGTTATAGTTAAAGAGACTATAGCTTATGAAGCCTTACCTAAAGAAGTACAAGCAGCTCTCTTAGACAACCCTGAGTATCAAGCAGAGACTTCCAAGAAAGAGTGCGATCTTTTTACTTGCATTAAGCGACAAGGTAAGAAGTTTACGGTTCACCAAGAAGTTAAAGGTATTACCATACCTAATACAACTGGATCATATCCTGAAGATAGACTACCTTGGATGGCCTTACGTTTTATCGCTGTAGATGGCGAAGACTACGGAAGGGGTTTTGTCGAAGAGTATGCAGGTGATTTAAGATCCTTAGAAGCTCTTACTCGTGCTATTGTAGAAGGCTCAGCAGCTAGTGCTAAGTTGATCTTCATGGTACGACCCAACGGTACAACTAAGATACGCAACATTGCAGACTCACCTAACGGTGCTATTATCTCTGGTGATGCGAATGATGTATCTACGCTACAAGCACAGAAGTTTAGTGATTTCCGTGTAGCTCAAGAAACAATGAACACAATTACTGAGCGTATGTCCTATGCTTTCCTTCTTAACAGCTCTGTCCAGCGACAAGCTGAACGAGTTACTGCGGAAGAAGTAAGGTTCATGGCTCAAGAGTTAGAGACTGCTCTCGGTGGTATCTACTCTGTACTCTCTCAAGAGTTTCAAACTCCTCTCGTCAACCTTCTTCTAAATCAACTACAGAAAGAAGGTAAGATGCCTAAGTTTCCCAAAGACACATTAAAGCCACAGATTGTAACTGGTTTGGAAGCGCTTGGTCGAGGCCAAGACTTAAACAAACTGTCTGCATTCTTAAATTACTTACAACCTTTAGGTCAGGAAGTGATTGCACAAGAGCTTAACATAGATGATTACTTAGATCGTCTAGGTGCGTCATTGGGTATAGACACTCAAGGCTTAGTCAAATCTCCTGAACAAAAGCAAGCTGAGGCTGAGGCCGCACAGCAAGCTCAACAACAGCAGATGATGATGCAGATGGCTGAGAAGGGTGTAGCACCTGCCGTTAAGGGCATGGCTGACTCGATGGCTGCTCAACAATCACAACAAGAAGGACAATAATTATGCCAGCACCAGTAGTAGCAGGTTTAAGTATAGTTGCAAGGGAAGTCGCTAAAAAGGGCGTAGAAGCAGCAATAAAAAAGTATGGTAGAAGGGCTGTTTCAGCGGTCTATAAAGCGGATAAAGGCAAGGCTGAAGAAATGATGAATATTGCGGACAGTTTAGATGCTCTTTCAAAAGATAAGCAGGAAAAGAAAGAAAATAAAACACCGCCAAAAAAAAAGAAGCCTAACATGGCTATAAGAAAAGGCGCTAACAATTATAGAAAGAACAGAAATATGGCATAACTTAATAACTTTAAACTAAAGAAACTATTTATATGAGTACAGAACAACTATCTACACACGAAGAAGTAGCTCCTGCTGTTAAAGGAATGGCAGATTAAGCACAACAGCAACAGGCTATGGAAGAGTAGCCTAATTGTATTAACCACTTTGTTATTAGGAATGGACATGAGTAAACTAACACCAGCCGATATGTTCAGGAGAGATGTCGGCAATCTTGAGGGTGATCATTTTCACGATGACACTCAAAAAATACCCACCCTTCCTTACGGTATTGCTCTACACCTACCTTCTAACAAAGCATGGGCAGATAGAGAAAGAGTCAAACATGGAGCAGGACGTTATCAAGACATACCCAAAGAAGTTTGCAAGGAGAAAGCTGTAGAGCTTTTCATGGCTAACGAGGGTATTCTTAGAGCTAACGTGCCTGACTATGATAACATGACAGCTAAGGAAAAATACTTACTGCTTAATGCTAGGTATAATACAGGACAAACTTATAAAGACTTAGGTAAGGCTTTAATAGGCGGTAGAGAAAGTAAAAACCCACACAAAGATGGGACGCTTTCTGAAATTTATCATCAAACTCGTAGAACAGAAAAAGACAAAGATGGTAAAACTCCAATACACACAAGAGGTATGGACAACCGAGCTTTGAAAGAGCTTACAAATTCGGGATATTACGACCCACACAACGAGCAACACAGAAAGGTGGCACTTCAAACACTACCCCTTGCTGTTCCTTCGTTGATTGATTCGTCTTACCCAGACTTTTAACAAAAACAAAAGAGACTATATATGAGCACAGAGAGTATAAACACAGTTGAAGAGCAACAAGAGTCACAAGAACACATAGACGCTATGGTTGCTAAAGGTGAACAGTTAGAAAACATAAGCGACACCGAGCGTCCTGATTGGTTGCCGGAGAAATTTAAAAGCCCTGAGCAGATGGCAGAAGCCTACGCTAACTTAGAATCTAAACTAGGCGGGCAGAAAGAAGAAGAGCAAGTAGAACCTGTTGAACAGGAAGCTACTGAAGATGTAGCACAGGCAGAGGCAGCAGATGTTAGAGAAGCTGTCAATAATGCAGGTGTGGATTTTGACTTTTTACAAAACGAATATAACGAACAAGGAGGACTCACTGAAGCTTCTATGGCTAAGCTAGAAGAAGCAGGGTTCTCGCAGGATTTGGTTAATAGTTGGGTTGCAGGGCAAGAAGCTCTCGCCAATAATTACCAAAACTCCATCTACGAAAGTGTAGGGG